ATACCCTAAAGGTTTGATTTTAACGTATGGGGACATTTTTATCTCTTTATCGATAATATACTTCCCTGACGGCAATTTAACTGTATACTGTTTTGATAAATTACTTGATATGGAAGCTTGCCTTAAAGAGTCTATCATTGCTTGTATGCTGTCGCTATCTCCGACTACCCCATTACCAACTACATTGTATTGTTTTATATTAACAATTCCGTTTACCTGTTTCCCTGTATCCGCCAACTGTGTGGTAACTGTTTCTAGTTCTGATCGTGCTTCTGCATCGATTGCCGTTCCGTTTGTACGCAAATCTTCAATCAAAAATTCAGCGTCATTAATGGCCTTTGTGATCGATTGGAATTCATTTGTACTTTCAACGGTGCTGCCGTCCACAATCCCTTTCTTTGCAAAATATTTAAAATGGCTTGTGACAGCTACCACATCAGTTCCATAAAAAATCATTACCTCAGCTTCATGATTCCCAGAAAGTACATAAGCTTGAGTATTTAAAATAACTTCAAACTTACCAGCTATCGCATTGGTTACTGTGCCATCTTGCAAAACGGTTTTTCGATCTGGCTTTTTTACAGCAAGGCGAACCGTAGCGCCGGTTAAATCAACGGGAACACCAGCTTTATTGATTGTGATTAACAATTTCACTGACTTTAAATCATTAGTGTTCACTGAGAAATCAATATTCCTGACTGTCTTTTGCGTATCGACAACTAACAAGAATTCTTTATCTTCCATTCCGTACCTCCTTTATGGCAATAAAAAAAGCCCTTATTTAGGCTGTTGTTTCTTCAATAGGCAAAACCTCTGTTATTGTGTTAATACTCCTTGCATCAATGACCACAGTGCCAATAAGGACCATATAATTACTACTCAATGCACTTTGCATCTGCTGAAATGTATCAGTAGCCCTGTAATTTTCAACTTCCGTCAAATGAGTCTTCCCACTGTGTTCTACAATTTTTATTGTTGTCATTCAGGATCCACCTCATTTTTAGGAACTGGTCCAGCGTTTTTTGCTTTTTCTTCAATTAGTTTCTGTTCCATTTCTTTAAGCTGCTCGGATAGGTTTTTAATCGTTTGTTGATTTTGTATATTAAGGGCCGCTTGAACTGCTTTTTTATCAGCTAAATCAGCCACCTCATTTTTCAAATCGCCAATCATTGAAAGATAAAAAGACTGAACTTTTTGAAGTTCAGCCTGTTGTTGTTCTGTTAATTTATCCGACATAATAAACCTCCTACGCGATCATTTCAAGATCACTTACTCTTTGTTCTAATTGATCAATACGATCAAACAATACGATTGTTAATTCTTGTGAATCCAATAACTGTTGTTGTTGAGTTTGATATCCATTTGACAATTCTTGAGTAGCTTTAACGTTGTAATTAAGCATTTTATAAAGATTGACCGCTAAATTGTCACCTGTCGCAACTTCTGGGCTAAGTTCGCTAATAACCCCTACTTGCCAATTATCGTATATTCCGTTATCAACGTCTGATTGGAGTACATATTTTTTCACTTGAAGTTTGTTAATCACACTAAGCCCTATATCATCTAAATCTTCAATGTTTGTCTTATAGGTGATACTGGACCCGTTTCGATATTCACTTGCTTTAATTGGGTAATAGGTAGGACTACCATTATTGTATAGAAGACTACTGGTCACACGTACCTCACCATCGTTTGTTCCACTGACCCCAAGATACAAGTTATCCCCATTGTTAACACGAATCGCGTTGCCGATATACACATTCGCCCTAACATCTCTATAAATGTCAGTTAACCCTTTATTAACGACTCGCAATTCACTATCTGTCCCGATATACGCATTTGCTGTTTGTGTAATAAATGACGTACCAAAAATATTGCCTGCATACAAAGGACGATATATTGGATTTAAACTACCTTCGGCAGTCCCTTTTGCAACCACGTGTAAAGCACTATTCGTACCAATCCAGGCGCTTTCTGTTGTTGTGATAAATGCTGTGCCGTAAATAGCAGCTGCACGTAAATCACGATAAATAACTGATCCATCATCCTGTCTGAATCCACTAGACGTTATTCTCAATTCGCCTTCTGTGCCAATATATCCGTTTGCCCCTGGACCAAATCTAAGCCCTTGCGCCCTAATCGGTCTATATGTGTAATTTTCCGCCACACCATCACTGGGAATACTATTAATATCAACAATACGGACTTCATTGTTTGCATCTGGCGCCAAATAAACATTTGAATTACTTGTGCCAAGGGCTGCACTTGTTACGAGAAATTTATCAACACGAAAACGTTGAGAACCACCAGAATTATACCCGTATAGACCATCAGGATTGATGTTTACATATTGTCCACTGGATTGCGTTAGACGAACATTACCTCCAATAATTCCAAGGTTGGTTAATCCATCGGATGAACGGAATTGGCTACCGAATATATCAATACCTCGAATGGATCCCGCATTTATTTTATCCGCTGAAAGATTGGCGATTTTCGAATTATCTACGGCTAGGTTTCCTATTTTGGCATTAGTTACGGCTAAGTCTTGTATTTGTGCTTGACCTACAGCTAAATTACCAATTTTAGAATTAATTACGGCTAAATTTTGAATAGCAGCAGTACCGACTGCTAAAGCTCCTATTTTTTCAGACGTTACAGCATTTTCAGCGAGCTTAGCTGCTTCAATAGCCAAGTCTGCAATCAAATCAGCTGTGACCGCACCGAACAAGATATCATCAGTAATAATCCTAGCTGTATTCGCTGTAACTTCTTCAGATAATGGACCAGCCACACCGTGAGTATTTATAGCCCTTACTCGAAAGTACCATTGTTCATTTGTATTAGCTTTATGCGTATACATGCTTGATTTGCCTTTCCAAGCCAAATTAGAGATATCGGGAGTAAATCCTGATACCTGCGAAGCGTATACCTCATAGTTCGCAATATAAAGAGCATTGACAAAATCCCATTCCACTAATGCATTTTGAAATAACCCAGTAGCAATAACGTTCTCTGGTTTGGCAGGTGTTATATTTTCAATCTTGTCATCCGTAATAGGCTTTTTCCCACCATTGTTCCAAACCCCTGTATTATCGTTCACTTTTGATTCTAATTCATCTAACCTGTCATCATCAGAATATAGGTCGATGAAATTTCCTAGTTCGATCACACCCGAATTATCCGGATCTGATACGTCATATTCGAAACTTATTATTCTCTCTTCGATTTCAATAGGCTTAGCGAAAGAACGGTCAATAGCATATGTTGTATCCCCTAGTCGAACTTTTTCATGTTCATATCCTGAAATATCTTGGAGTAAAAATACATCCATTTCATAATTATTTACCTGGTAAGTTTGTTCTTTTAAAGCATCCCATGTTTCTTGAAGCAAAACATTAGGATCTTCTTGTTCACTACTCTCGAAAATCCCTTTACGATGACGTAAAGTGCCATCCTCATTTAGACGGCCGTATAATTCTAATGCTGCTGGATTACCAACCCATTCTTGGCCAGCTGGCTTATTGACTGGATCACCTTTTGCAACCGACCAAACCACATCTGCAAAGGTGATTTTTCGAGAGTAACCGCCAGTTTCTTCTCCTTCCTCGTCAGTAGTTGGTAAAGAGGAACCGCGACCATATAATGCTGTCTTGGGATAAGATTGGACTTTATGAGTGATTGTTAATATATCTTTATCAATCTCCCAGCGCTTGCCTGTATCAGCTCCCCGCCTTGGCAGAATATCGATGAAGCGTCCCGTAATCTTATTCTCATTTATCTCAACTCTGTCCCTAAGTTCGCCGCCCCATGTATTTATAGATTGTGTGATTGCTTCAGCAACATTTATATAGTAAAAGTTAGTCGAGTTAAGACCGAGCTCTGCAATTTCGCCAACCTGCCATCGAGTACCTGCTAAAGCCCGGGTAACAGTATCTATTAATGTCGTATTGTATGGTCGAATATCTTCAACTATTTCATCATTAAGTTCCAACATGGATGATTCACAAATGACCTGAATAATTGGACCCTTCTCATCATTAGTTCTTTCTGGCTCACGAATGGCAAAAAGGCGAAAGGCTCCATCCTTATCTTTGAAGGCTACTTGATTTTCAGCAATAATATATTGGGAATCTTCATGGTCAGCTGGCGCCGTGAATTCAAAGGTAGAACTCTGATTCAGTGATTCTTTAAATGGTGCATCCCAAAATGGGCAAGCTCCATCTGAATCATTTGATAAAACAGCTAATAGGTTATCGTATGGGTCGAATATATATAAATCTGACAAATAATCACATCCCTTCTAAAGGAAAGTAAAAACCTCCTGTCGAATTATGGTAACGAGAGGAGGTGGAACTCATATGAGCATTGAAACTAGATATAATCTTAAAAACGGACAAGTGGCTATCCACCCTGGTCTACCGAACGAATTTGGAAGTTCTTTCTTTAAAGTCATTGAAGAAAAAAGAAAGGTAGACGGAAGTATTGTTATCTATGGATCAAATCAAGAAATACCAGTAAAAGCAAAAGATATTGAGTCTGTTGAATTTGTTATTTCTGACTAAATACTAGCGTGCTATTATTTTTATTTCTTCAGAAGTACCTAAGTAGACATCCTTTTGTGACTCCAAAATGGACAGGTCCTCACTTCCCAACAAGTGAATGATTCTGTCCATTTTCTTTTCGATTCTATCTAATTGTGTTTCTGACTTAAATTCACTCGCTCTAACATTTTTATATTCCATATCATAACCACCTCGGTCTAAATTTTATTGTTGTTACTGCTCCCGCACTTACTGTAATAATGTTTTCACCAGGTAGAAGGTTAAACCATTTACTACTTAAATCTAAGGCAGTCATTTTCACATTGTTGTTTATGGTCACCTTACGCTTGTCCATATCCACAACCAATAAGTCATTAGCTACAAAATTATAGATCACTCGAACGAGCTTCCCGTTTTCATGAGTAATAATAAATTCGCTTGAGGCTGCTATAAACTTGGCATAAAGAATAGGACTTGATTCTACAGTCCCTTCATTTCGTATAGGGAAATCCCTTAGCGTGAAAGTTTCTTCTACACCGTATATATAAGGGTCAAGCATAGTCAATTCGAGTGAAAATTCACCATCTGACCATGTTATATTTTCGATATCATATTCGCCTTCTTGCACAGCGTTTAACTCTTTATTGGGCGAAGAATCTCGTATAATTTTAAATTCTCCCTCATTGTAAAAAGTTCTATATATATCATGCTTCAATTCATCAAAATCTTGTAAACTATCAGACTCAATATCGAAGCCAATTTCAATTTTTCTTGTTTTAATACGAGATGATCCTAAATAAGCTCCACTCATACGTATTTTTTCTATGATATTGCGTTCCGCATTTGGGGAATAAATATGGAATGAAGATACCCACAAACCCATTTCGTGCATGTCTTTAATTTCTCCATTAGGATATTCAATTAGGAAGTTTAGTTTACTTTTCACTTAATCCTCCCCTTTACAGATCTTGAACTTTGATGGCGATTCCTAACAGTTTCTTCTTGAACCGGTTTCCAAATCACTTTACCCACTGAACGCCTATCCATAATTACGTCTGCAGGAGCCACATTAACTTGTACAATATTATTTGTAGCTTTATCCGCTAAACCATTTGATACGGTAGCAATTTTCGATTGGGCTGCAGCAATCAATTTGGCAATTTTCATAGCGTGTGGACCTTCAAATGGAACAATTCCTTCTTCCACATCTCCAAAGCCTGCATTCCCTGCAACAACCGGTTGAGTGAAAACACCACCCGTTTTATGCCAACTTACATTAAAATCAGGATAAGGAATACCCATGCTGCTTTTTTTCATTGATACAGATACCTTAGGCATTTTAGGTTTCGGAATGGTTATCTTCATTCTGCTGAAAGCACCCTTAATTGAATCAATGATATTAAGCACAGTGGATTTTGCTGACTCAATCGGTTTTGTAATAGCAGTTTTTATTCCGTTCCATACACTCGTTGCTGTTGATTTGATTGAGTTGAATGATGAAGAGGTACTGGATTTAATGTTGTTCCATACACTTGAAACTGTGGATTTTATTGTATTTATTACGCCAGAAATGGTGGATTTAATTCCATTCCACGTACTAGATGAAACGGACTTAATCGAATTAAAGACACTTGATGTTGTTGATTTAATTGCATTCCATACTTTTGAAATTACACTTTTAATTGCATTAACTGCTGTTGTAATGACAGATTTAATTGAATTCCATACCGATGAAGAAACAGACTTAATTGCATTCCATATGGTTGTTATAGTTGACTTAATAGAATTAAACACTTTAGAAACGGTGCTTTTAATAGCGTTCCAAATCGTAGTAAAAAGCAACTTATACCCGTTCAATACGTTAGTAAAATAGGCTTTTAACGCATTAAATACAACGGATGCAACTGTTTTAATTGTGTTCCAAACGACTGATATCGCAGTCTTTATTGCATTCCATATGGTTGTGAAAAGCAACTTATATCCATTCAAAACCCTTGTGAAGTAGGCTGTTATCCCAGCCCAAATGACTGTAGCTGCCGTTAATATACCGTTCCAAACCGCGGTTAATGCAGCAAGGATACCGTTCCACATATTTATGAAAAAGTTTCGAAATGCCTCACTCTCATTCCACAGTTTTACGAATACTGCAATCAAAGCGACTATAGAAATGACAATAAGACCCACTGGACCCGTTATTGCTAGAAAGGCGACCCGAAGTAAATTAAATAGTGGCCCTAATTTCAAAACCCAACTCCACAATTTCATAAAACCGTTAATGATTGGAATCATACCTTGAATTACAAACCCGAGTGCAACGAACAGAGGGCCAAGTATAGATATGAGTGCACCAATTATCACAATAACTCTCTGCATAACCGGTGATAGGTTTGTGAACCAAGATGCCATAGTTTGGGCAGCTGCCGAAATCTGTGGAAGAATACTAATTGCGAAATCCAACATAGCCTCTCCGACCGGGAGCAATGCCTCCTGAAGTTGACGAAAAGTTGAAGATAACCTCATTCCAAATGTATCCTCTACGGCTGCTCCTGCCTCTGCAGTAGCACCTTCAAACCCTTTAACATGATTGGTTGAACTTGCCATAGCTGCGACTACATCTGTCTCTAAATCCTCCCATTGTGTTCCGAATAGAGCTACACCTGCAGCATTCCTTGCAACAGGATCTTCCATGCCCGCTAACGCTGCTATAGTTGCTTGGAATGCCTGTTCACCTTTTGTTCCACCTTCAGCAATAGCAGCACCCATTTGTTCCGCGTCTAATCCTATAGCTTGAAATCCAGCTGCTGTAGTTTTTGAACCATCTTTGGCACGAATATTAAATTCCTTAACAGCATCCCCTACTTTATCAAGGTTCCATGCCCCTGCTTCAGCACCGGAAATAAGAATATTCATCATATCTTCTGCTGAATGTCCCATTGTTGAAAATTGGGGTGAATATTCTCTCATGGTATCAAGAAGCTCATCTGAGAAATTACCGCCCTTTTGAAAACCAACGGTCATTAAATCCATAGCAGTACTTGAATCAATTCCAAAGTTTTTCATCATAACGGCTGCAGTTCTCGTAGATTCGGTTACCTCTGCCCCAAATACCTTTTGTAATATTAGAGCTTGTTCAGTCACTGCTGGAAGTGCCTCGTCGCTAATCCCCTGGATGTTTTGTTTTACAATAGCAAGGTTATTGGTAACCTCACCAATGTTTTCACCAAAACCCTTTTTCCAAATGGATTGAGCAACTCCACTTAATTTCTCCGCTTCTTCAGCCGTGACACCCAATTGGGCTTGAATTTGACCCTGGGCTCCATCAAAGTCGGAAGCGATTTTCCCCGCAGCAATACCAAAGGCTCCAAGAGCTGGGGTAACTGTGGTGCTCATAGAGCCACCTATACCCTTCGCCTTGCTACCTGCCTCATCAAGGGCCTGCCCTAAGGATTTAGCATCCTTTTTAGCTGCATCCATAGCTTGACCTTGCTTATTTAACTCGGCCTTTGTCTGACCAATAGCGTTTTCTAGTTTTTGCTCACTAATTTGAAGGTCTAATAGCTTATTCGATAGCTTGTTTGCTTCATTCGAGTTTTCCCCGTAATAGGTTTTCGCTTTGGCCAACTGATCTGCGGTAGCTTTAATTTTTTGCTTAGTGATTTCTTGTTCTGAGGAAAGGCTACTTATTTTATTTTTAAGCAAATCACTAGCTGATCCATTTTGCTTTAACTGTTCTTCCTGGAGTTTAAATTCTTTCCTCAACTTGGTGCTTTCCTGATTCATTTCAGATATGCCCTTGTTGAAGTCTTTATTAAAAATACTGAATTTCACTTTCGTTTCTGGTTGTTTTGCCATGTGTTCACCACCTTTTATTTTGGATTAGCTTGCCATCCGTCATAGGCTTGTTTGCCTTCAAATATCCGTTCGACAGAAGCAATCGGGAAATCCCAAAAGGTTTCATAGTCTATTCCATAAACAAGCACATAGATGGTATACAAATCTTCAACACATTCAATATTTAGAGTAGGCGGTTTTACTTTTTCGCCTTTACTCGCTTTTTTGAAGTGCTTTGCTCCAATCCCTTTCTAAACTCACTATAATTCTGCTGTACATATGGCACAACCAAGTCAAGGTAATCATTTAAAACTTGTTCAGTATCTCCGTGATAAATATCCAGAAAATCCTCATATGATAGATCACTATTCTTGTTTGCTCCAATGATCCCTAGATAGATAACAGGTAAATATTTTTCCGTATCAATCAGTTCAGCTTGCTCAGGGGTTAAATTCTCCATATCCAGCTCCCCATTCCCTGGAGACAAGCTGTTCATTTTAATCAGCTCTCCAATTAATGAAGTTTTGGTAATCCCTAAATTTCTCCCTGTCACTAAAGAACGATTTGTTAGAAAAGCAGGGTATTTCTTGGGGTTGATAAAACGCTTTTCAAAAGAGCCATCCTCCAGCTCAATCACTTCAGTTTCTTTTAATTCAATCGTGCTAATTTTCATTCCCAATATGTTTCACTCCATTTCTCATATAAATAAAAAAAAGAGCAGGTATTAACCCACTCTCTTACGGTGTTGCTATATCTCCGACCAAGGCATAATCAAATTGTGTGTGCCATGTATCTGCAATTGTGGGGTCGCTCAGTTCAGAGATAAAAGCTTCATAGTATAAGTTCCCTTGTTCATCTGGGTAAGCTGTGATCTCGACTTCCATCTCAGCTACTTCATCCCCGCCATTTTCAACTGCAAATTTAAAACCAGTCGCACTCACAGCCTTTGGAAAAGCAATCAGCTTAACCACATCTTCAAACTCATCCATAACATCAGCTGTATAAACGAATTCTTTCCCTTTGCTGTCTTGAGAGTATTTATACACTCCCGGTTTAAGGTTTTCAGTGCTTAAACCAAATAAATCACGTACTACTTGAATAGGAATGTGAGCAGATATAGTCAAATCAATTTTTTCAGGTTTCGTCTTTTTTCGTACCTCTACCCCTTCACACCTTTTGATTAATTCCTTTAAAGTTGTTTCACCTTCAATACTACCCACACATCCAAATTTTGTTCCTGGTGTAACTGTACCGCCACTCCCAAAAAACTGAACACTTGAGTTTTTAATTGCTGTTGGTGCGAATTCTTCTACGATACTAGGCATTATCCAAAAACCTCCTTTATTTTCTGGTCAATCTTTTCGTTTAAGATCTCTATGATTGTAGACGTAGCTTTCTTCATACCTCTCTCCATGAATCGCTGTTCAAAAGGATTGTGAGGACCTCGTCCTTCATTTGGGAAGACGAGATATCCAAAGCTACCCTTATTGCTTGCAGCTCCACCTTTTGCTTTGATAGTGAAACCTAAATTATGATTTTCGCTTTTAGACCATTTACTTGTTTTTGCATGTATCTTTTCCTCCGATGAAACAGGAATAAATTGTGTTATATCTCGTGTCGCAATTTCCACACCTGTTTTATGAAGGAAGTCATTAATTATTTTCTCAACTTCATCAGGTATTTTCTTAAATTTCTCTTGAAGTTTTTTAACCTCTGAATAATCAACTTCATACTTTACACTCATAAGTCATCTTCCTTCTGAAAATAACGGTAACCTGATCTAGGTATTCATCTTTGTCTTTCTTTTGCAACCGCTGCTTAAGCGAACGATTAAAATTTATGCCAGGAACATTTGAAACAACTGAAATTATATCTAAGGTTTGCTCGTCTACTAATTCATTATTTTCCGTGATGAAAATAACATATACTTCTTGAACGAGTGTTTTAGTTGTAGTTGTAGATTCAATATCTCCATAGATTAACAGGAAATAATTATATTTTTTTGGCACCTCATCATCTGCAACATCATCCTGGAATATAGGAAGTTCAAAGTGGTCTGATAAATTTTTGAAAATTGCTGTATTTTGCTTAATTAAATAGGTCTTTTGTTTTTCATTCATCTATCTCACCAACTTCCTGTAAATAAAAGAACAAAAAATACTTTTCTGAATCCGAGTCTGCCTTAATAACGTCATATTCAACTTCAGAAATGACTACTTTTAATTTACTTTTCTTGATTTTCCGAAAGGATGGAGGATAGGGGACTTTTACTTTCAAATCCAAACTAGCCCCCATTAGACCCGCTAACTGATAGTCGCTATCCCGGCATGACATTTCTTTAAACGCTAATTTCCCTTCTGGTGAAAAGGAATCTCCAATTCTTTTTCCTGTTGATGATCGTTGTGTCTGCTTATGACCATATTCTAAAAACCCATCATTGAATGTTTCTCTATACCGTTCCATCTGAAGTACCTGCTTCCTCAATCGCAACTTTCAAAATCAAGCGAGACAATTCGTGATGATAATTGCCTTCAAATTCATCAGCCGCATTATTGTAAGCGTATCGACAGCGTTCCAATAACAACGTTTTCGGTTGTCCTTCTTCAGAAAAATCAAGAGACGTACCTGTTAAATCATCCAAGTACGCCCCTGATCTTTTTATTAACCTTTTTAAATCATTATCTTCTTCGTTCCAAGTAATCCTTAGATTACTTTTTACATCTATGAGTAATTCAGAAAGTGTATTTTCATCCAATAAGATCACCTACTCTTTAGAGTCGGTCTTTTTACTTTTAGAAGCTTTGGGTGTTTTTTCCTTAGAGTGATCACCGTCTCCAGAAGGACTTTCTTCATCACTCGGATTAGTATTTTGACCTTCCTGTTCACTTTCAGCTTTTATTTCTTGACCAAGAAAAACTTTTTTGTATTTATTTTCATCTGTTTGAAGGTAGGCTACCCGCTTAGGATCTTCTTTAAATCCTACTTTCGGGTATGTGTCTCCTTCTCTATATAAGGTGTTCTTCTGTTTTATATCTATAAATTCATTTAGAACTTTATACGGCATATGTTTACCTCCATATTATTAATAATTTAATTCTTATAAGGCTGGTGTTTCAGTACCGATATTAGTAATATCGAAAACTGTGAATGAGTCAGCATCCAAAGGACGACCATTAGCCAGCTGGCGTACCAAGTACAGACGTTGGTCCTCAATTAAACGGATCTCATCAGAGTAGATAAGTTTTTGTTCTGCGCCTACTCCCATGAAGTAATCTGCAGGTTTACCAGCAATCATTCTATTTAAAGGAACGGCAGGTGATTGAATAATTTCTAAACCAGGTACAGCGAAATTGTTGTACGTCCATGTTCCATCGTCCTTTTGTTTGGCACCTAATGCAAAGAACTTTGAAGCATAGTCTAATGGGTTAACAATCAATGTTACACCTGTATAACGACGAGTACCGCCTTTAGTAGTTGGAGCTAAGATTTCTTTCCCAATAGTGGCAGGTTTGAAATCAGCAAGGGCTACTGGAGTTTTATCTGGATACACTCCACCAGTTACGGCACCCTCGAGGTCTTTTACCATTCCGATTGGTTGTTTGTTACCAGTACCATTCACAATGACATTTTCAAGCTCTTCTGAGACAACTTCTTGAAGGAATGTACGAATGTAACGATCCAACCATTCAGGTCCAAGTTCAAACATCGCTTTACATACTACAAGGAAACCACTAAGTTTGAACATACCTTGTTCCACAGTGTAGAATCCTTCGTCAACCATTTCCTTGATTGTGTCGCATACATCACCCCAGAAGGCTGTTGCAGTACCCGGACGGCGAAGTACCCAGTTTGTAGTAATCCCTACAGTTTGGAAGTTCACCCGGGATAGTAAAGGGTGCTCTTTCTCCAAGTCTTCAAATACCCTTTCAAAGATTGTTGGTGGCATAAGTTCAGTAGTTTCATTGAAAGAAGCAACTTCAATGGCAGCATTATAAAATTTTTTTTCTTCACTTGTCAGTACTCGGACACCACGAGTGGCCAATACTTTTTCATCCCAATTTTCTTCTTTTGCTTGCTTCGCTTCCGCTATCACTTTATCCATCATAGCTTGGAAGTGCGCTGCATTGGCTTCGTAATTTTCTACAACTTTTTGTGCAACAATCTGGGAATCTCCACTTTCAAAAGCTTCCTGCATGGCTTTGATTTGCTCTTCCTTATTATCAATTACAGGACGATCTAAGTTTTTAATCCCATTGGCGAAGCATTGAAGATCTAGTTTAAGTAATGATTTCATTTGTTTTCCTCCTGTTTTTAAGCAAATTAAAAACGCCTTTTATTGTTGGCGTTTGAATTTTTCCAATATGTTTTTATTTGTACTTGCCGCAACCGGTACCGGTTGTTCTTTTTTACGCAACCTTGCAAGGATACTATTTTTGTATTCCTCTGGATCAACTGTTTCTTCCTTAACTTCATTCACTTCATCAGCTAATCCTACATCCATAGCTTCACTTGAAGTAAACCAAGTTTCGTTTTCAATCAATGTTACAATTTCTGAACGTTCTCCTTTAAATCTCGTCATGTAAATATCAGCAATTGACTTATCGATTCCTTCAAGGGCATTCAAGGTCTTTTTGATATCAGCCTTTGTCCCCCAGGCAACCGTAGAAGCTTCATGAATCATCATCATAGATCCTGTATTCATAATTAATTTATCAGCTGCCATTGCAATCAGAGATGCTGCGCTAGCTGCCAACCCATCGACTTGAACAATAATTTCTGCTGAATGGTTTTTCAATTGATTGTAAATAGCTATCCCATCAAATACATCACCACCGCCGCTGTTAAGCTTAACCGTAATGGTATCAGATGTGATGTTTTTCAATTCCCTTTCAACATCAACGGCAGAAGTAGATTCATTCCACCACGATTCACCAATGTCGCCGTAGATAGTTAACGTTGAAGAATTAGTATCTTCGCTAATTTCAGCTTTGAATTCACGAGGAATCTCGGCCATGTTGTTGAACTTTTCATTCTTAAATCGTTTCATTTTCATCCTCCTTCACCTCCCTTCACATCTTCTATACTGTCAAGGACGGAATAATTCTTTGTGACAAACCTTTCATCAGCCATTTCATCATCGATTGGCTCTCGTCCAAGCATACGTAGGTTGTCATTGATGGTATTTACACCAATAGCGAATAATTTATCTGCAGCCGTGGCTACATTCACCACATCCAGGATTTTGATTTTTGAGGTATCAATTTTTAAATAGGTTCTTTCAAGATAGTCGTCCTTTTTAAAAATCTTCCGGTTAAACTCTGCATTCAATAAATTGGCTATCGGCTTAATACAAAACATAATAAAATTGTCCGTTTGTTTTTCGATATCTGCTAGATCGCCTTTCAACATTGATTTAGGCACATGAAAGCCCATGGATACAAAATCAAAAACATCATCAACAAGAGCTTTTATATCACGGCTGGTTGCAATGTTACTTCCATTTTTTCCACTGCCACTCATATCTTCTATAGTTATGTTGTCCCCTATATGCATCATTGCGCCGGCCTTATCAGCTTCCAACCAAGCCCTGAATTGTCTATTAAACAAATCATTAGCCGCCTTTTGTTCCTCTTCATTGTGTGACTTTAAAAACTTACCTTTAACCAAGAATCTTTTGGCATTCGTCCTTTTATAAATATCAATGGCTGAAGAAAGTAATTTTCCATATGAATCATAAAGGCTGTTTATCGTACTCAAAATGTTCCTGTCATTTAATTTAAAATGAAGAACTTCACTTTCGTAAAAAATCTTATTAAACTTGAAATCCCCCACCTGTACATCCTTGTATGAATTCTCTTTCATTGCATATTCAGTGGTGGTGTAATTATCTGCCACATACAACGAACCATCCTGCATAATGACCAGGCACTCGTTTTCCATACACAGATGATTCACCAAACTATGTATGAACTCAGAAGCATTTTGATTTTGATTGGGCGAGACATTAAACAAGTAGTAATTATTTTTTCTTGTTTCTACACCTTTTTCAAACGTCTGGAATTCACAACTTGATAGTGTATTTGCAATTAAATCGATACAAGTCTCTATAGCCAATTTTTTATAAAAGACCTCAGTAACAATATCAACACTACATTCTGCTAAAGTTCCATCTTCTTTAAAAAGAAAACCCCTAAACCAATCAGTTAATCCCAATAATCTCACCTCCTTTTAAAAAGTTGTCACGTTGAACATGGCCGGATTAAATGGCTCCGATTCGGATAGCTCTCCATCCAAGACAAGAGAATGAAGTAGGGCAAAGAAACCATCCGTTTTCCTTTTCTCTTTATCAACTTTCAGGTATTCAACATTACCGTTCGCCTTTTCTTCTTTGTACACATTGCCGACATACCACCGCATTAATGGATCTTTACCAAAAACTATTTCATGTTTTATAAACATTTCATCTACCAAAGGAGCAAGCATTCCATGGGTGGCCGGTCCCTTACGTACAATCTCCACTTCAAAACCAGCTTCTTCGAATGCTTCCTTCAAAATGGTTGATCGATATAAATCCATCGCCACTTTCAAAATGGTATGTTGTTTTGACTGTTCAGCAAACCAATTCACAACATGCTTTCGATCAATAGAAGGTTCATATACAACTGTGAGTAATTTTTTATCGATAGCTTCCTGGATTATATCCGGATTTATAGCCTGAAGCTTAGGAGCTGTATGATGCATGAAAGTATGTTGTTTCCAATATCGTTTCCCATCGCTTTTAAATAATAGTCCCACTGAACAAAAATCCCTAATCTGAGCAAAATCTACAGCACCTATACATTCATATCCTTCAAAATCCGGGAATGATTGATCAGTCGCGAGTCTATCTTCATAGGTTGCTACTTCTTTTCGTGTATCTTCAACAGGTGAATTCATTCTTTTAGTCATGAACTCGATACGCATAGAGCTATTACGCTGCATATCGTGGTATTCTTGTTTCATTTTTTGTTGAAGATCCTTATTAAAGCGATAAGAAGGATTTGCCTTCTCCCACAATTCCTCATTATTTACTTCTTCTGGATCATCAAGTTTGCAAATGAATGGGAATAGCGTTGACTGAGGTAATTCTTTTTTCAAAACCATTTGTGATTCTTCTTTTAAATCATCGAGTACGCCACCTCTGACATTACCATCTGTTGTTATATAAAAAATACGCGGGTCCTTTTTCTTACCTAGACCTGATGTGTAAACTTTAATATTGCTATAATCATCGTACTCATGAATTTCATCAAAAATTATTACACCACTTCGTTTACCATCTTTAGTTCTTGCATTTGATGTATTGAATTCTAATTTTGATTTTGTTTTCCTATGTTGAATTAACATTTTCGAACGATAAAAATACTTTTTCACTTTTGACCACTTAGCATCTAATACATTATAAACATCCTCAAATGAAGTTTTAGCCTGTGATTCAGAAGTAGCCACAATATCAATATCATAATTTGGTATTCCGTGGTGTCCTGTCAGCATAAAAAAACTATTGTATGAAATATATCCATTCTTTCCGGCTCCTCGTCCAATTTCAATTAGGAATCGGTTAAATACTAAGCTCCCATCTTCATATCTGACACCGTAAATAAAAGCATTAATAAACTTTTGCCAAGGGAATAACTTAAATGGGAAATATTTATCTGGAACCTCAACAGATTTCTCAATAGCCTTTTCATCTACAATCACACCTGGTTGATCAAGTTTCCAACGGATAAACTTCATTAATTCCTTTTGTTCTTTGCATGACACAATCTCGCCACTTTCAATCATTTCCATATAATCATCGATATATGGATGATACTTATACATCCTCATCGTCATCTAAATCATTGCCATTTTGATTTTCCATCTTGTCCAACAAGTTAAATAATTTATCATAAGCAGAAGTATATCGATTCATCATGGTGTTATAAGTTTTTTGGGCGGGATTTTCTACAATCATTTTTTGAGTGCCTTGTTTAAAGTTATAAGTAGGCCCTTTTAATTTGATTGTCTCTTCTAGGATTTCTAATTGTATGGTCATAAAAGCTACACGCTCGATTAATTCCTTAGCTGTTTCTCTTTGATTTTCGCTTAAATCTAAGAAAATTGAATTCAATCTGTCGACCTCTTTTAAAATCAACTCGTTTTGAGCAATTCTTGTGAGTTTTGCCACATATGGCCCCCCCTCTCATTATTTAAATTGCCAAAAATATTTTCACTGCTCTCCCCCTCCCCGTTGAACGGTTCCTCCTAAAATTAAAAAAGTTTTTACCCGGGGGGTGTTTATGAAATCATTTTTATGTTGTCATCCACAAAGTTTATGAAGTAATGGATTTCTTCCTCAGTCAACGGCAAATAAGCCTGTACCTTCTCGATATCAAGCCGTTCTTTTACTTGTTCAATGGAAAGCTTCTTGCACTTCCTTGTGGTCAATACACTTCTTATCTGATGGTAACGATAGTAAGCAAAGCGACTGAACATGTTGAGTATGTCTCGCTCTATACTGTCCCTTGCTTCTCCCTTAGCAATGGCTGCATCAATGTAGTCAGTATCATACTCAGTGCTGTTATCATTGATGATCATTTCTCAACACTCATAATAGGACCTTTACATTTAGGACATTTAATTCCATCACGTATCTTGTGTGTTGTCTCTTCGTAGTCACATGTTTTGTTCATACAATAATGTTTCGTAAGTTTACTCTTCATTACCATCTCTCCTCATTCATGAACTTAGGTTGTGGCTTATTCAACTCCCATATGTTATCTCGACCATGCTCAGCATTATGGCAGCTATTACATAGACTCATAAGGTTATCCAAAGATAAAGCTAACCAAGGATAGTCCTTAACTTCTTTGATGTGATGAACACAATCAGCCTTACGATACTTACCACGTTCTTTACACTTTTGGCATTCATGGTTGTCCCTTCTCAAAGCAATAAGCCTGAGCTCCATCCAGTCTCGACCCTTATAGAACTTCATAAGGTTATCGGCTTGAATTAGTTTGATAATGTCTTTAATATCCAAGACTTCACTTCCTCCTTACAGATCCACCTACACGCTTATAAGTATCACGACTGATACCCATGATATCTTCCCAATCTCTATGGCTTAGGTTTTCTATCTTATTTGCTTTAGGTTTCGGCTCACTCTGATTGTTGCTGCCTCTTCTAAGTTGATTGAACTTTTGGATATCATTTTTAGATAAATGGTCAGCAAACTTCATCAGGCTCACCTTTCTTTCTTCAAAAATTAAAAAGCACCCAATGAATGGATGCTGATTAAAATCGTATGGTTTCAACTTTGAATTCCCGAATTTAAAACCATTACTACTTTATATCGAATTTCGTTTGAAATTTGGCCCAAAACAGCCCTTTGAGTTATCTTCAAGACATAGGGAGTGTAACTCGTCACCACCATCAAAACGTTGCTGTATGAAGCTGTCAGGCCCCTTTAAAAAACGAGTTGAACAATGACCTTTTTATGTCTAACTGTTCAGTCCAAAAAAAAGGGCTTTTTAGATTCTTAATCCCGTTTGGTATTTATTCTGCTTGTCTTGAGTAATGCCAATGTACCTCATGGTAATCTCTTGGTTGCTGTGATTTAATGCTTCTTGAAGGACAGCGATATCCTTATATTGATTGTAATGATGATATCCATATGTTTTCCTCAACGAATGGCAGCCAATACGTTCAAGATCAAATTCATCAGCTATTTCCTGCAATATTATATAGGCCATTCCTCTTGATATCGGTTTGACTCTTCCCTTTTTGTCCTTCTGCCTACTCTGAAAGAGAAAATCATTTTTATATTTCCCTTGGACGTATTGCCTAACAGCCTTTTTTAGTTCTGGTGGCATTTTGACTTCTTTTGGTTTCCCTGTCTTTCCTTCTTTTATAAAAATTGTCCATCCTTGAACATCCTTTACTTTCAGTTTTAAAATATCGGATATTCTCAAACCAGTTTGTATGCCAAATAAAAACAGAATATAATTTCGCTCATTTCGCTCTTTTAACATCCCTTTAATTTCTTGGATCGTGTTTAGATTGCGAATGGGTTGTACAATATTCACCTTTCCTCACCTACTCTTATCTTCTTTTGAGCAAAAAGAAAAAGCACTCATTAGAATGCTTTGAATAACCACCTCATTATGCTAAATGCTTTATACAAGTTAAATTAATTATTTCCCAATACACCGAGAGGATTGGCTGAGATTAGGAAACCACACCATAAATAGTGATTTCAAAATTCCCCGGTGATTCGGTCGCGAGTTCTTAAAAAGAACCCCTTTAGCCTAGCGCGCTTAAAGACTCCACATGCTCCCCTCTCCGTACACCAGGCATGCTTCTCTGTCTCGCAGATATCACTCGAGTACACCATCGGTCCATATGAACTATCATATAGACTCGCTTGATAAGGGAAATATGCTCTCTCCCATCAGGTAAAAACCTGATAAGAAAATTCTACCTTCAATGTAAAAATAAAAATTCCCCTGCTTTATCCCTAAAAAAATCCTCTTTTTATCCCTGTTTTTGTCCCTAGTTTTGTCGTGTTTTTGTCGGAGAAATAAAAAAAGCACTCAAATGATATTGAGTGCTGTAGCAATTAAAAAGATAGCTTGTCTTTTATGAATGTAATATTGATCTTTAGTTAATCCCATCTCCAAATACAGATTTATATCTTTTACTCTATTAGTAGATAGATATTTTTGTTCAATAATATGTCTTTCAACATCGTCAAGAGCATTTTCGAGAGTTCGATTAATTTGTCTTACCTTAAATTCTTTTATCTTGTCTTTACTGCAGAATGACGGAAAAGGTTGACTCAATCCTTCTTCTTGTAATTCTGATTTATTTTGCAAAGCAATTCTTAGAGCTTTATAATGCTTAAGTTCTCTTGCTATTGTCTTCCGCACTTCTTTTTCATTGACTTCTTCAAACAGGGATAATTGTTTTGTTTGTATAAAGGACTCAGTTTTACTAGATAAGCTGGCAGCTTCTTTCATTGAGATTCCTCCTATGCTAAAATAAAGATAAGATATGCATAGTGAATTCTCGAATCCCCCGTCTGCAAACGGGGATTTTTTTACTTTTCGATAGTTTTTGCAAAGCAACTAAGATGACAATATAGGTCTTTGCCTTTTTTCCAAACCTTATCACCTAAATAGATTGGCTTCTCGCATTTCGAATTAGCACATATACTAATTGGAATAACTTCCTTTTGTATATCTACTAATACATTATTATTTTCACTGCCCACAATTCCACCTCCCTTTACGGACTTTAACGTTTGATCTTTCCAATCAAAAAGTAAACTGGTGCACTCCACACTTAAATTTCTCATTAAATCACGAAGTTCTTTAATCTCAACCTTAGTTAGATTTGGATACTTTTTTGTAAACAGATTTACTCTTTTAAATGCTGCTTGAACATCCACCAAGATGCCCCCTTAATCGATGTTTCCTGAATAGATAATCTTCACTTCTTTTTTAGGGATTATTATCGTTTCCCCTCTTTCTTCTTGAAAAGGTTTTGTAACTATATAGTCCGTTTTAGACTCTCCAACAACCGAAAATCTTTTACCATTAAATTCAATGACCATGTTCGAACTCCACACATAAAACAGGTAAATTAACTTCCATGATAAGCTCGTCCTGACGATTAAATAATTTGAATACTCCATTGTGATCGATAATGTCGTCTACAATTTGCCCACCAAATTCCTTGCCAATCTCTAAGGTATAAATAAATGGCTTAGTCGCTTCGGCAACAACATCTAAGGACTTAATTGTTCTTTCCAAGTGATACATCCCCCTTTTTCACCTTTTTTAAAATTTTATTTTCACAATTACCACAAATCCACTTACCGCAATTTTCTAAACTACCACACATTAGACAACCCATTATTATGTCCTCCTTTATTCGGATCGTTCAGTAGTTAGTTAATATACTCAACAAACTCTGCTTTGCTTTTACCTGTTATCTCTCGGTATGCAGAGTCCGTTGTAACTGTATCAGAATAAAGGGTGACCCCATTAAATTTACCGTAAACTAACTTTCCTTTCTTTTTGTAATTAAGTAATTCGTTTACTGCCTGTTCTATGCTGCTTCCTAGAGGGAAATCAATTTTTTCATAATTTTTATCCACCGTAATTCCTCCCCTGATCCGTATAATTTGTTCGGACTATGACTTTATATTTCAATAAAAACACAGTCAATTGCCCAACCCGTTGTGAATATAATTTTAAAAAGTTTCTTTTGGAGGTTAGATAATGAATCGAATCCTTACTTGCTATCTCTGCGAAAAAACTTTTACGTGTATTGAATCTAAAGCTAAAAATATTAGCTACGGGAAAACTAATGCCTTTTGTAATAAGTGTTGGTTAGAATATCTTGAATTTTGTAAATACGTAGGCAAAGACCCTTGATATTCAGCGCGATCTAATCGGACTGTGATTCTAAAGCCTTTTTTGCTATTCCCGTAATTGAAGAGTAAATCTCCCAATCTCGATGGTAGGCGGCAATATCTGTTAAAGCTTTTTCATACTGCTCAACTTGTTCAATAAGCCTAAACAGATCCTCAAAACGAATAAATGTATTCTGTTTCATATAATCGTCACTATTTAATACGTGAGTGTTCTTGACGTTTAAATCAAATGCGAGTTTTACTTGGTGTTTTAATCCATCTATCTTATTCACTTAAAATTTCTCCCTTGCTGTTTATTCGTACTGTTCGATTATCCATCTATAAAACAGCCGCAACCACCGATATCAAACATATCAAGTTGTTCCTTCTTGCCAGCTTCATATTCTTCACGTAATTTCTGCAAAGAAAGGTTTTCCTGTTCACCATCGATGGTTCTTTTTAAGATGGTTACATCTTTTTCTAAAAACTCTTGCATCTCTTTTTCAAAGCCTTCGACCTCATTGAATCGGTCAGGCATAAGCTCTAATAAATGAGCCCAGTGGCCTTGCCCACCTCTTACACAACGACCACCGCAATTGTTATGAGAGAAATTAAGTTTGTACAAAAGTGGAACTTCAATTCCTTTTTTCTTTAAAGCATCGATCATATCGTGCTTATACATATAAGGCGGTTCGCACATTGGAAACTCTACTTTATAAGGAGCCCAATTCTTTGTAGGTGCCTTTGTACGGTGTTCTTCTGACCAATCAATTCCTAAATAAAGAATACATTCATCAGGCTTGAAATTATCTTTTATCCACTTCTCCGCAGGTTTTTGTTTCAATATGTGTGAGCATTGTGCCAGCCGACTATTGCCTAACCACCTAACATCTTTGAATACTTCCCAAGGTGTTCGTCCGTCCGCAATCCTTGTTATCGGTATACCTAAATCAACTTCCACATCATCCATAAACCTATATAGATCTTCATCCTCAATTAGAGTGTCAGTGAATAACAGGATTACGTTTTCTTTTCCATGTTTATCGATTACGCGATTCGCTGTCATCCAACTTCCTATTCCTCCAGAGAAGAAAACAATATGTTTCAAATTCCCAACTCCCTTACTTCACTGTTTGTGTCGACTACTCATTAATTGCTTCGAAATATCTTTGAGAAACATTGCGGCGAAACACTTCTCTAAGACCTTTCAAAGTTCCGAAATAAACGATTTCATCTTCTTTGTAAATTCTTTTTGAGGCATATCCTTTTGCACACATATCTTCCCATTCATTATTGTCTGTATTGCACTGGTAATAGTTTCTATATGGCTTTCTTGAATAGTCCAAACCAAATGCATGTTTTAGTTTACCTAGCTGATAATCGGTAAGTTTTAATGTTTCTTTCCCTTCACTTGTTACTCGAAAATAAGCCATGTCCCTTTCCCAACCCGGATGTTTAGAAGCGCATCCTTTTATAACTAAATCGTTCCAATCTTCGTTGTCAGCTTCCGTATAAAATCTATTACCATTATTTAAAGCGTGTTCCATGTTTCCAACTTGAGTCTTATTCAATTTAATTCCCCCTTTTACGTCACCATGTGTCGCCTGTACCTTAACCCACCACCTTCCACCCTCTCCGAATCCGGTTGGTCAGCTCCTTCTTTCGTAATGGTTCATAAACAAAAACTTGACGCCCCTCTTCCAGACGGAAGAGAAGCAGCCATTGTCTTTGAATATTGCGCCTAGTCATTAAGCAATGATTACTAGTTTGCCAGAATTGAATTCCTTCTCTAAGGCAACCAATAAATAGTCTTTAATGTTTCTCATTGCATCAATTTTCCAAGCTCCACCGTCTGCCTCGAATAAAGCGCATCGAGGTCCGTTTTGCATCCGGAAAATAAATTCACTTTCTGGTTGTTCCACCTCAACAAATGTCCGATAAGGTTTCATCGCTACTGGGTTAGGAACTTCAACCAGTCCCACTGCAGCAACACCAGTCCTTGCAGTTACTGCTTGCGATACTCCGTTATCCCCAACCGTTCTTACGTCTTCCTCTTTGATGTTACCCACTACTTGTAATACGATGTCACGATCTTCATTTTTCACAAATGTTGATTGGAGTTTAATATTAAAATCCTCAACTTCATAAAAACGATCAAAAGTAAATGATGGGATCATAGCTGAAGCCCTGATATATTCGTTCCGGTTTTCATTCGAATTTAATGAACCGCACACCACTACCTCAGTTGGACTAATAACATGAATCATTAATTGATCATCTACATCAAAACCTGACTGTAAATACTCAACTATTCCTGATAGGCTCCGAACTTGGATGGCTTCTGCGATTGGCTCCTTGATTAAATTTAAGGGTTGAGTGGAATACGCCTGACCATTTTCATGCTTTACCTCAACATTTCCTAAACCAATAATGTATTGCAATGCTTCTTTAATCATTTTTCATTCCTCCAAATTAATTATTTTGTATTGGTATTTTTAAAACTGATGATTTTTTCACCTTGATCGCTGGATATATCACCATCAGTGTCAATAAATGTTTGACCTTTTATTCCTGACTTTAATTCAGCACCAGTAATTTTTCCCTTCCCATCAAAATCCATAAGGAGTTTAGCTTCAATTTGTTTTGCTGGGGCCAAGGAAAGTTTAGCTAACACACTGGTAAAAATGACGTCTCTTTTTTCATCGGCATTAAATGCTACCGTCACGGTAAGTTTCCTAGTTTTCTTTGGGTCCGTGTTAGGGTCCGCGATATTCTCTAGGACTCTTTGTAATTCATTGTTGAAGCGTTCAGAAAGAGCTCCTTCTGCGAAAGTATTTAAATCAATAATTTTTGACATGTACTATTCCTCCTAAAACCACTTATTAGCGTCACTTGTTGCATCGATCTCTTTAAACGCAGCTAAAACCAACTCATACTTCAATTCATCATAATCAAGTAATTCAATGGGTTGTCCTTCTTGGGAGTGAGTCACCTTAAGTTCTTTCAACCTGCCCAAGACAAAATTACGTTTCATCTGGTTTTGAGATTGTACAGCATCATATAGCCGACCCATAAATCCTCCTCTGGTATTCCTTTAACAACTCATTCAGTCTCGGTCTATTATTCTCTTTAAAATAAAGATCGAGTACTGATTTATCGTCATTAAAATTCACCGTGTTTTTTTCATAGACCAGAAATTCAATCAACAAACGGAGTGACGTATGCTTGTATTTAACAGACTCATGATAAAGTTCCCTAACCGTCATGTCTGCGCTCCAGATTAAGAAACACCCCATACTCTTTGATGAATGCTAGTGATACTGTTCCAATGGGACCGTTTCTTTGCTTGCCAATTATGATCTCGATAATGTTCTTACTTTCAGATTCCTTATCGTAATAATCATCCCGATAAAGAAATCCAATCACGTCAGCATCTTGTTCAATTTGGCCTGACTCACGTATATCTGACATCATTGGCCGTTTATCTTGCCTTTGCTCTACCGCCCTTGATAGCTGACTTAAAGCAATGACACATACATCCAATTCCCTTGCCATATGCTTGAGCATCCGACTGATTTCACTAATTTCTTGCATCCGATTCCCTTTATGTTTGGCTGAACCTGTAATGAGCTGCAGGTAATCAATAATGACCAGAATGTCTTTGCCTTCGTAATCCCGTTTCATCTTTCGGACTTTCGCCCAAATTTGATTAACTGTAACACCTGGATTATCAAAGATTCTAAGGTTCAAGTTGCTAACATCACCCATTGCACCTGTTAGCTTTCCCCAATCCTTATCAACAAGGTTGCTAGTTCGAATATGCTGCGCATTGATTCTACCGTTACTAGAAAGCATTCTTTTTAATAATTGTTTTCTGCCCATTTCCAGGGAGAAGATCCCGACTGCAGATTGTTGCCGTTTAGCTACTCCTTCTGCAATGTTCAAAGCAAATGCCGTTTTCCCAACAGATGGCCGGGCGGCAATTACTATAAGGTCTTGATTTTGTAAACCGGCTGTCATTCGATCTAATTCATGAAATCCTGTAGGCATTCCGGTAATGTCACCTTTGGGTGTTTCTAACTCATCATAGACCGCAACTAAGTCATCCTTTATGGACCCGTCATCATCCTCGGTTGAGTTATCTTCTAGCCGCATCAACTCATTGATTCCTGTCTGAATAACCTCATCAGGCTCTCCAGAAAGAGCAGACTCCTTAATTTGATTTGCGACTACGATTGCTTCTCGCCTTTGCCAGTATTCGTGAAGTATTTTCTCGTAGTATGTAAAACTGGCTGTGGATGGTACCGATGCTGCCAAGTCACCTAAATAATCAGGCCCACCAATTTTATCTATGTTTTTCCTTCCGACTCGCTCCATGACTGAAACAAAATCAATGGGAATCCCTTTCTCATCTAAATCTTGTATCGTCCATAGGACATTGAAATTCTTCCCTGGTGATAATTGAAAAGGTTTTATCTTCCCGTCTTTAATTAATCCAGGCTCAATTAGTAGAATCCCTAAATATGATTTTTCAGCTTCAAGATTGTATAAAAGATGCTCTTCCATATTTAAGATATCCCTAGTATTTTTCTGATTTGTGCCTTGGATTCTTCGATAGAGTGGACGGCCTCTTCACTAAATTCCGATTTACTTTCTAGAAACTTTAAATATTCAAGGGTTTCATCAACGCTTGGAATTGAGTCCATTCTGTCTAATGGCTTTTTCTTTACCAGATCAGCAATCGTAGGAGGAAAAACACTTGATTCAAGGTGACGATCAAAATTTTTCAGGACCTTTTCGGAATCGTGCTTTTTCAAAACTCGTTCCCAAGAATCAAGTAAACTAGTAGGATCCTGAACCACAAACTTACCTGGATAACTAGATTGAATCGAATCTAGTAATTCTGCAATCTGCCTTCTTTCCAAGGGTTAACCTCCTTTTTCTACAAGAGCTAAAAAGCTATTTTGTTTTTTATGTGTACCCGTATTCAATTGCGGCAATGGTTTTGATAACTTATCAGCTGCCTCATCAGCTGTTGTGTTTCGAATGATCCCAATAGTGTAATTCTCTTTCTTGGAATGGTAAGCAGGATTATCAGTGTGGGTTTTTAATCCATACTCTACACAAATGGCTGGATGCTTGTCCCAGTCTTGATACATTCCTAAAATTACGGAAGGAGATATCTTAGCACTCAACCTTGTATGCCGAATCATTTCTAGGTAATCATCAATAATTATTAATTGATTTTCAGAATACCTGAGACGCAAATTTTCAATTTGTTCGGGTATATTGTTTTTATTACTTTCCTTTACTTTCCTTTCCTTTACTTTACTTTGGGGATTGATGCCACCATTTACTATGTTTGATTGAGAATTAATGTTTACATTAACTTCTTTATTGTCTGCATTAACCAAAGAAATTGTGATTTTACTAGAGCCAATATGTTCCCGATAATCTATCAGCAAAAATTCTTCTTGAAGAGTAACCGACTTCCTCCTGACTATTGCCTCTATATAACGCGTTTGGATGCCTTTTGACGTTAAAACCCCGTATTTATCAAATGTTTCTTGGTCAAATAATCCCCAGTTTATGCAGTCATTAACTATATCTTGTACGGTATTAATGCTTACATTTATTCTGCTAGAAAAGAGTAATTGTTCCCTTTCAGTCCAACGATAAAAGTAACCTTCTTTATAAATTTTCATTAGTAGTTTCAATGTAATCCCAAATCCTTTGACACCATGTTTCGCTTCGATCAAAGCGATTTTATCGTCTTGATCCATATCAACATCCAATGGAAAATAATCTAAGCCTTCTTTTTTAGGTCTGGCCATTATCACCTCGCCTCCTTTTGAAAAAATTGCGATATAGTGTTGTGCCTCATTAGCTACCCGTCCTCAACCCTTGATTTAGCATGAAAAGATTGCTAAAATAGGAGTATCAAATATTTACTTTGGTAAAAGTAGGGAGCCCCACAGTTCTCTGCTTTTTTTATTGTGCTATCTCCTTTCTGGTCCTTTTATTCGTACCGTCCGTCCTAAAAATGAGTGTAGTGTTTCAATGAAAACTCACTTTTAGGGCCGACGGCAGGAACAAATGTTTGCCGCAGCAGAAAAAATCTGCTAAAATAGATTTATACTGAGTTTATTGAGTAGTTGAGTCGGAAGCTCACTGCTCTTTTTTTGTGTTGTTTTTTAATAAATAGTGTTTCTGCATAAGAGATAACTGCAACCATTCCCCTGCGGTAATCTTCACTTTATTCCCTCCCATTATTTTATTTTCAAAATAAGGATAGTTGTTCAGGTCCTGAATTTTGTTTCTCACCATCCATCCTTTTATCCAATTGTTCCTTCCAGACTATAAGAGCGCGATAATATGGAGTATTAAAAGCAAGCTGCCTGCCTAAATTGGCGATTTCTTTCTTATACCACTGGATTGCTTCTGAATCATCCATATCCTTCAAATCAGGCAGTCTCATGTGGTCTCAACACCAACTCAATATGTATTCCTCTTGATGAAAGTAAGTTCACAATTTCAACCATTTGATCATGGCTTTCTTTACGTTTATTCATTTTTTCTATTTCGTTTACAGAACGATATAAATCTTGGATTGATAATTTAACTTCTTCAAAATCACCTTTGAAAAGTTTTTCTTCGATTCGACCTAAACAAGAATAAATACATCGATATTCTGAAATGGCCTTTTTGTTATCCCGTGGTAAAAAAGCAGGTAAACTCATAACATTAATCCTCCGATCATAGGTAATAGTTGATGAATCATATTTATACCATCCATACCATACAGGTAAGCCACTGCGACTTCAGGAGCGTTAGTTACCTGAACCCATTGCATGAACGTTGCCATATCTGGAACTTTGCGGTCTTTCTCAAATTTTGAAACACAAGACTGTGTACGGTTCAACTGGTGGGCTAACTCTTCTTGTGATAGACCGGCCCGTTCCCTACATGCTTGCAGAACAGATCCGAATTTCATTATTTTCACCACCTTAATATGCTAATTTGGAATACTTCACCTTGGTAAAACTTGCTAAGATTAAGGTGACCATTTTTCAATGAGCTGTATAACAGACTGAAGGTCCTTTCTCTTTACATCTTTGTAAGTATGCACGCCGAACTGATTTTTGATTTCTCGATACAGTTTTTCGAAAAGCCTGGCAGCTTCTTTCTTGTCATCGGTGATTTCAAAGACTCGGCGTGTCACTCCTATTTGAATGCGGCGTTTTTCTCCAGGACCTAACAAGTTAGTTTGTTCCAATCCAAATCGCCTCCTGTTATGAACTTTTTTGTTTAACAACATCTGTCAAACTCTTTTGTTGGTCAGAAATGCTTCTAAGCACGCCTGGTAATAAGTGCTTTTTTACGGCGTTTGCGAGTTTCTCAGCTGGTATCTTTATCACGAAATCACTCCCCTTCTTTTTCTATAAAATCGTATGTTTAGTGGACGTTGGTACTACCCTTGATTTTGAATATAGCGAAACTTTATGCTGAACTATTTTTGATACATTTAGTATCATTGTATACCTGAAAAAGATCTTCGAAAAGAACCCTATCCTGAATGCCGTATAACTTTTCAAACTTCAGCATGGTTTCTCTACCTGGATTTCTTTCGCCCTTTTCTATTTTTCTTACATATACTGAAGAAATTTCAAGAGCCTCAGCGACTTGTTTTTGAGTAAGTTTTCTTTTTTTTCTTTCATTTACAAGTCTCTTACGCATTGTATTCACCTCTTTCTTGATACGTTTTGTATCACCTGGTAATTAAAGTATAAATGATACGTTTTGTATCGTCAATAGTTTTTGATACATTTTTTATCATTTATTTATTTAGATACTTTTTGTATCTATAATTAAAGTATAAAAACACAAATAGGAAGTGCTCTATAATGATTGGGAATAAACTAAAAAAGCTTAGAGGCAAGAGAACTCAGGAAGAAGTCGCTTTAAAAATAGGTGTTTCTCGAGCAAGATATTCCCATTATGAAAATGGAAGAAGCGAACCTGATATGGAGATATTGCAAAAAATGGCTGATTATTTTAACGTTTCCACAGATTATCTCCTTGGGCGAACTGATAGAGAATCATCTCATACAACGAAAGAGGATTTATCTTCCGACTCACTTGCTGAAATTAACATGCTTATAAAAGAATTCGGTATCGAGCAATTTGGATTCTTTGACATTGAAAAGTGGAAAAATCTAACGCCTGATGATCTGGATGAAATTAGAAGGCATTTTGAATGGGTAGCCCAGAAGGCAAAAGAACGTAACGAGGAAAAAGAATAATAAGGTATCTAGAACATGAAATTTGTTTTGTGTATCTAAGAGAAGTTTTCAATGAAAAAACTATAAGATTTATAATTAATTCCTAATTTTTCAAGCCCATCAAACGGGCATTTTCTTTTGCCACAAAACAGAACACATATTCGCATAATCATTTCGAGGTGATATTATTGTCCTATTTACAATATACTACGACAGCCTTAGAGGACTGGGTTAGTGATTTCTATAAAGAATTAAAAATTAATCATCCAATACAAATAAACGAAGAATTCATTTCATGGTCCAATCGTATTTTCTTACACAGAAAACCACGATATGGTAATTACGAAATCGTTGGTCAATACCGAGGTATTACAGTTGATTCGAGAGAGTCTCTTGAAAAGCAACGTGAAATGTTTTTTCATGAACTTTGTCATTTATTACGGCACACCGGTATACAAAGTATGATGCATACAGCCTTTCGAGAACTTCAAGAAAGAGACGCGGAACATTTTAAGCGATACGCTGCAATCCCCTTTCATATGCTTAAATATATCGATATTCAAGACCCATATGTAATTGATCAAATGGTGGACTTATTTAAAGTTACACCCGAATTGTGTGAATTAAGGTTATTGCAAATTAAAAATAGAATGAATATGTATAAAGTTTGTAATGTTGCAGGAGGTTTTTAAATTGAGAGTTGCTATTTATGCCCGTGTCTCAACAGATGAACAATTTAAAGAAGGATATAGTATTGACTCACAGAAAGAAAACATCCTTAACTTTGTAAAATCACAAGGCTGGGAAGTCCATGACTTTTATGTAGAAGAGGGTGTTAGCGCCAAAAATTTAAAACGACCTTCCATGCAAAGATTAATTCAAGATACTGTAGATAGAAAATTTGATGTGGTTGTTTTTTATAAACTGGATCGCCTGGTTCGCTCTGTGAGTGATTTGGACAGTTTACTTCAATTGTTTGATGAAAATAAAGTAGCAATTAGATCTGTAACTGAACCTTTCGATACTACTACTGCAATTGGCCGGTTCCTCATAACTCTAGTTGCTGCTATTGCTCAATGGGAACGGGAAACAATTTCAGAACGTGTTGTTATTAATATGGTTAAAAAAGCTACTTTGGGAGAAAGGAATGGAGGTCGTGCTCCATATGGATACAGATTGAAGGAAGGAAAACTTATTATTAATGATGAAGAAGCACGATTTGTTAAGGATATTTTCAATCTCTACACCTCTGGAAAAGGAATTAGGTCGATTGTATTGTACTTAAATCAATTTGGTGTCAATAAGGACATCCGGACCATAAGCAGAATGCTTGAAAACCCTGTATATTCAGGTAGGTTGAGATGGGCGAACAACTCTAAAATGGATTCGATTACTAGTGATGGATTAACTCACCATCCAATCATTAATCTTGAACTTTATGAACAGACTCAACAGTTACGAAACCAAAGGGCGAAGGAAGGGAAAAAAGCCACATCCCCTTACCCGTTTTCAGGTGTTCTTAAATGTGGGAGATGTGGCTCTTCACTATCCGGGTATTATAAAAAGGCTAGAGGTTCAAAACATTATATTTGTATAGCCAAAAAGAATAAAGGTACGTGTGACTTGCCTATGTTTACCGAAAGTGCATTAACTAAAGTGTTCTTAGAAAGTTTATCACCTGATAATGCAGAAAAATTTCTTAGCCTTACCAGTAATTTCGAATTGGAATCACCTAAGGAAGAGAACAATGATAATAAAATTAAAGAACTGGAAAAAGAGTTGTCTATCATTAAAACTAGAAAAAAGAATTGGTTATTGGCTCTTGGAAATGGTGTAATCAGCCAGGAGGAATATCTGACAATGACTAAAGATGATACTAAGAACGAGGATGTAATCAAAGAACAACTAAGTGGACTATCACCACAAAAAGTTGTTATCGATAAGGACTCTATATTAAACTTATTACTAAGCCTCACTGATCTTTGGAATACTGCAACAGACTATGAAAAGAAAAGCTTCATTAATGAGCTATTTAAAAATATCGTAGTAGATGTCCCCGCCGATTATTACAGGGCCCCCGGCAAAACCCCCACTGTAATTATTAAAGAATTCACACTCTCAGAATAA